TTGAGTAAGCTTGGAGGATCAGAATGTCGTGATACTGAATCCCGGCGGGGTACGGGACGTCGAGAGATGTAGCCGAGTCCACAACAATCTGCGTTCCGTGGCCGATGTAGCCGGGAGCACCGGTCCACGATGGCTCGGAAGGGCCGCTGTTTGCCGGAAACGGAACCGTCTGAACGAACATTAGGCAGTCCGCTTAAGGCTCGCCGCAACGAAGCCGGTGATTGCCGAGGCCGACACCTTCAGCCACGCGCCCACTTCAAGCGTCGCCGGAAGCGTGGTCGAGCTGAACGTCCCAGGGGCCGCAGCGGTGGACTTGGCATAGGCGAGCGTGCCTGTGCCGATCGCGGCGTTTCCAGCGTCAATCGTCATTGCCACAAGTGCCGGAATATAGGCGTCTCCGGCAGATGTGAACGTGATCGTCCATTCTTTTGCGCTGGTGACGCTCAGCGCACCGGACGAAAGCGAAAGCACACCCGCCGAGCCCATACCGATCTCTTCGATGGCTCCGGTGCTGGCCGTCGTGCGCCCGAGCAGCTTGCTCGTCGCCTGCGTCAATCCTGAAGAGGTGATTGCGCCCGTCTTTGCCGCGCCAACGGTGGAATAATCGACCGTCTTTGCAGCCGAGCCGTCGAAAGTGGCTCCGACCGCCGCGCCGCCAGTATTGGAGAATGTCAGTGCGTTCGTGGTGGTGCCAGAGGCAATCGTCGCAAGCTCGAAGCCAGTCTCGCCCGCATTGACGCGAACGACCTTCAGCGCGTTGGATGTGTAGGACAGCCCCGCCAGATCGGTGAGCGTGGAATCGAGTGGCTGATACGAACCTATCGTCTGATAGAGCGTGTCGCCGGCTGTCTTGTCGAGGATGTTTCCTGCCGCGATGCCCACGGTCTTGAGCGTGAACGTGTCCGCAGCGGTGAGGGTGAGGACTTGCGTGCCGGCCGACCATGCCACCGCCGACAATGCCGTGAGTGTTGCGTCGGAAGGCTGTGCGCCGACGGTGTTATAGGAGATCGTCTGCGCCGCAGAGCCGTCGAACTCCGTCCCCGATGCGGCTCCTGAACCGGAATTGTTGAACGTGACTGCGTTGGGGGTTGTCGAGGTCGGCGCGTTGTTGATCTTGATCCACGCCGAGCTGTCGAAGTTCCAGCAATAGGTGTTCGACGTGTCCGTTTCGTGCCAGACATAGGTCGGGTCCGGCCCGCTCGCGGGCGTCGGCGGAGACGGTGTAAAGGCCAGTCTCTCCGCGTTCGTTCCCGACGCGAGAAAGCGGTTCAGCGTTGAGTCTGTCATTTACGGGTTCCAGGCGACCATGATGAGGCTTCCGGCACCGTCGCTGATGAGGACGGGCGGCTCTGCGCCACTGACAAGCGGGATGAACTGCGCCGCGCCGAACGTGTCGTCATTGGCGCGGTTCAGAAGGTAATTGATCGCGTTCCCGAACCGGGTGAAGATGTCGTTGGTCTGGAACGTCGGGACGTTGGGGTAGAGGTTCACCGCATATCCCCCGGCTCGAACTCGTATTCGCAGCCCTGAACGTAAGACCAGCGCGTCCCGGCAGGGATCGACCACTGGTTGTCCAGATATCGCCCGTTGGCCCGCAGTGGCATCCTGCCGTTGCTGCGCATCGAACCCGTCGCAACAAGGCTCTCCGCGTCCCCCGCGTTGAGCTTTGCATTGATCGATACCGAAGCGCTGTTGGCATCCGTCACCATCCGAACCGACCGCAGCCGCGACCTTCGTCCCGGTGTCAGCTCGATGTTCTTCTGCACCCCGCTTGCAGCCATCGGCGTTCCGGTGAGCGATCCCAACTGGTTGCTCCCGTCCACCAGCAGCAACAGGGGATTGCCGCCCGCCAATGAAGGATCGTCCAGGCTGATCGGGATGCTGTCGATCCCCGCCGGATAAGTCGCGTCCAGCGAGTCAATCGAGACGTTCGTGGTTCTTCCCGTAAGCAGCCCGGTCACGTCGGTTTCGATCGTTGACCAGCGCTGCAACACCCAGTTGTAGGCGATGATCCGCCCCGGCGTGCCCGGCATGGCCCAGTAAACCACCGATAGCCGCGGAGACACCGCAGCCCAGATGTTGGCAATATCCTCGCGTGAATGACGCGAGAAGAACCAGCGGTTGACCTTCTCATCGCCGATGGGAGTAACCGTCTCCCCGTCGCACATCTCGAACCCGCGCTCGGAAACGAAGAAGATCAGCCGTCCGACATTCGCCACCGAACCCGCCGCCATGCACCCGACCTCGGGCGAGATGACATCGAACTGAAAGATGACCGGCGGCCCGACATAGGACACCCGGCGGATGGTGTTCTTTTGCAGGATGATCGCATATTCGCCGCCGACGATGCGGACGCCCGTTCCTCCGTCCAGAAGGGGCTGGAAGTCCGACTGGTTCTCACCCGCCGTCCACCCGGTGCAATCGTTGAACGCCGACCATACCGCCTGTGAATCGGCGGTGAGGCACATCACGAAATCCTTGACCGTGCAGACATCGATCGCATTGGCCGGCGCGTCGGTGAGATCCGATGACGTGCCCGCGATCAGCTCATATCGGCCCAGTTGCCCCCCGTTGGCATAGACCACATTGTCGCCGAACTGCGCCAGATGCCACCGGCCCGTCGTGACGACCGAAGCGATGTCCGACCATGCGCCGCTGTATTTCCTAAGTTTTGCAGACGTGGCAGACAGAAGCGTCGAATTGCCGTCCGAACCGATGAACGCGCCGCCCCCGACGAATGCGCCCCCAAGCGAAGACGTGACCGCCTGTAACGAGCCCACCGGAGCGTAACCGTTAGCAATCGGGAGGACGTTCTTCGCTTCGGTGAGCGCGTTGGAGTGGGACGGGGCGGCGTCCGGCGTGAACTCGCCGAACGGGATTTCCTTCAGCACTTGGCGCGTCCGCCGACCTGCGTAACCATCGACGGCACCAACGGCCCCGCGCCGAACCGGTCGTTGCGCGAGGTCTTGTTGATCCGCTGCATCACATTATCGAGCAGCGCCTTCCACTGCGCCGCCCTGACGGCGTTATCGAGGTGGCATTCGGCGTGGAACAGCGTGGCGTAAAGGTAGGCGTCCGGGTGCTTCTGCAAGAGCCAGTTGGACGGCGAATAAACCGACAATGGCTCGATGCGCGCCCAGTAATCCATCGTTAGCAGGATCGTGCCGGACGGCGGTGGAACCAGCCGGATTGCGCCCGAGATCAACGTATATGCAACCGGCGTTCCCGTCGTGCCGTCATAGCCCTGTCGGATCGCGGTCGGCGAAATGGCTTTCAACGGGCGGTCGGGCGATCCTTCCTCGTAAATCGCCCGCATCGCGAGATAGTCTTCGGGTAGCGTCGTGTCTTCGCTTGTCGCCTCACCGATGGTGGTGGCTTCCATCTCCAGCGTGCGCAGCTCGCGGTTGAACATCGCTTCGGCCATCTGGATGAAGACCGGAACCTTGTCGTTCAGATCGTCACGGTCGAGCCAGTCGTGGACGGTGGCTTTGAGCGTGGCGAGATCGGGGATTGCGCCGGGTGCGCTGATGTCGAGCGAAATTGCCATCAGCGGCTCCTCAAATGATGATGTCGCGGCACTTGAGGTAGCGGTAATCCGAGCTGTTCAGCAGCCGCTTCACGCCGTCTCTGTGTGCCGGGTTCCAGGCGTTCACGCCGTGCTTGACCAGCCATTCATACATGACGCCAACAGGGATTTCGGCGACCTTCTCATTGTCGCTCATCCTGCCGATGTTGTAGTGGTTCGCCGCCTCTTTGTTACGGTCGAGAACGGCACCGATGCTGCGGGCGTCCTGCTCATAGCGAACCAGAACACCCGTAGGATCGTCGGGATGGTCTCCGATATACTTCCTGAGCCCGGTGTCCCGATTGTAGTCGATTAGCTCCCAGTTAGACACGGCGCGCCGCGCCTTTGTCGATTAGCGCCTGCGCAACGCTCTTCTCGACCACGACGATTGCGCCGCGCTCAGCGATGATGCCGGCAGCTATTGCAGCGCCGCCTTCGTGGGTGATTTCGATTTCCAGTTCGTTGGCGGCAAGGTCAAGTTCGGCCTGAATACCCGTCTGGATTTCAATGACCTTCGCCTCAAGCGCGGCTTGCGCACGTGCGATGAGGCTGGCGAGCGCGGACAGCACCCGCAGCAGGAATGCTCGGATCATGTGATCTCCGTCGAAAGAAAAAGGGGCCAGCCCGAAAGCCAGCCCCTTCCCCTGTTTACTACTGGAGGTCGCGGATCGCGCCACTCGCCGCTTCGTTGCGGCAAACCAGCGTCGATTCCTGATACAGCGCCTTGCGGGTTGCAAGGCCCGTCTTCGCGAGATCGATGATCTTGAGCGAATCAAGATCAGCAATCGCCCAATACTCAGGATCGATCACCAGCGTGTCGCGAGCGTTCATGAAACGCGAAGGCACAAGGCTTACGGTGCCGCCGTCGCCGACATAAACTTCCGCGCCGGCAACGATCGTCACCAGCTTGGTCCCCGCTTCGCGACGCTGCGAGACAAGGCCAGTGAAGGCCGCCGCCTTGCGCTTGAGCGTCATCGAAGACAGCGCAATAGACGGATTGCCGCCAGCGGCCCAGATGCTCGCCAGCATGTTCGACAAGTTGGTTTCCGCATAAGTGCGAAGCGTGCCGTTGCCGGCCGCAGCATTAACGTAGCCAGACTTGCCGCCGCCCGAATAGGTCGGAGCGGTGCCGGTAGCGCCCATGTCGTTGTTGGTGACGAGGAACGCCAGAGCGCCCGCCGATTCACCAGCCGTTCCCGACGCAGGCGCAACGGCGGCGTAATTGCCGCAGAAACGCGTCTCCGCATCGGTCTTCAACTCGCGACCGGCCTTCATGATCTCGCGGCCAAGCTCCGAGGCGCGACCCGCAGTGCGGGTTGCTTCCATGGTCGTCGAGGAGCCGACAACCTTCTTCATGATCTGGGTATAATTGCCCTGCCGAACGGTGTTGGCACGGCTATCGTTGGTCAGATCATCGCCCTGAATCGTCTTGTTCTGAGCGGAAGCGGCAGCAAGCGCGTCCGTTTGCCACTCATGGAAGACCTGCGTTGCGCTCTCGCGGCCAATGGCGGCCTGAAAAGGGCAATCGTCAGGGAACAGCTCGAAAATCTTGTCGGACAGGTCTTCGCGAACGCCAACGCGCGCGACGGCCTGAATGGTGTTGGTTGCTACGGTCATTTCTTATGACTCTTCTTTGCCAGGCTCAGATTTGGCCGGTGGATTTGAGATAATCGTAGAAAGCCTCGCCGCCCCGCCCCGAAAGACGGTCGCGCTTGGCTACCTCGAAAGCGGCTTGCGCATTGCGTGCGCTGAGCTGAGGACCGCCCTGAGCAACGCCTGGCCGGCTTGAAACCGGTGGCTTACCCTTTGCGGCGCGAACCTTTTCCATCTTCGTCCGGTTGAGGCGGTCTAGCTGGTCGGCTTTCGCCTTCCATTCGGCAGCCTTGCGCATCGCGAGGATGTCGGCCGCGCGGGCCTGTGCAATCAGCTCGTCGGTATAGCCCATCTCCTTGGCGACGGACGACAGCTCTGCGCGGAGCTTCGGACCCGACGTAGGATCGGCATATTCCGGAAAATTCTCGACGATGATGCGGTGCTGATCCGCGTTGAATGCCTGCTCGGCTTGCGCTTCGCGGGCTTGTGCCTGCTGGGCATACTCAAGGGATCGCTGCTGCAACTGGCGCTGCTGGGCAACGGATTCCTCATAGGCCGCCTGCTGGGCGTAAAAGGCCATCGGGTCATGCTGCAACAGCGCCGGATTGGGGCGCTGCGGAGCAATCTGCTCGGCCAGTTGCTGGAAGTGCTGCGCATAGCCCTGCTCGATCTGGGCAAGCTGCTGGATAGCGGCCTGCTCAACCTCTTGACGGGCGCGCGTGGCTTCCTGGGACTTCTGCTGGACGAAGCGTTCGCGTTCCCCCTCGCGCTTGGCGACAATCTCTTGCGCCTCGCGCGGGAGGTTCTTGAACACCTCTTTCGCTTCTGCATCCCACGATACCGGGGCGTCGATGGGAGGAAGATCGTCGGCTTCCTCTTCGGCTGCGGTGTCGTCTTCGGCTTCCTCGGCGGCTTCGGATTGCTCCTCCGCGCCTTCTGCCGGTTCTTCTTCTTCGTCCGTGAT